CTAGAATCGGCCCATCAATATCGTTCGCGCAACCTTGCTGCGCAGTGGCAGCGGGTAGCCGATAAGGCACAATTGATCGAGTGCCCACAGCACTACGGATTCCATGCCCGCCCCCACCGCCAGGCTCCATTCCTTGAGCCACGGCGTTGTGTAATCGCTGATACCCACCAGGTGGCTGCTCTGAGCGGGCGGAAAACCGAGTTGCTGCGGCAACTGCATCGACTGGCGCGCTAGATCCAGATTCCGATCGCCCGTGTAAGTGAAATTCTCCGTCTTGAGGCACGCCAGCTCGGTCGGCGTCCAGTAGGCGGTCGGGTAGTTGATCAGTTGGTTCAGGGGCGTGTTATTGACATCCGGCGGGTATAATACTTCGAACTTTGCGTTCGGCGCAGACTCGCGAACGAAAGACATGATCGTCTGGGTAAATTGGCCGATCAGACCTGGCAAGAAAACACACTCGTTTGGATATAGAGCCGGATCGGCGTTCTGGCTCGCAATCAAAGCCATCGGCTGGCCGTAGGCTGTCTCGAAACCTCCGGTCGTGTAGGCGTCATAGAACGGCATCCCGCCATTCGCGGCCATGTACCACCATTGGACCTCGCCGAATTGCAAATACGGCGTGATACCTGCGGCTAGCATGACCTGGGCCATGTCGAGATAGGCCTGCTGCCAGAACGCTGTGCTCTCCGGTCCGAAGTTAGTTTGTAATGCTGGTGTGTTCACGGTGCAGGCTGTGCCGTCGGGATAGCGTTGAGCAATTGCCGCGTTTGTGCTCGGGTCGCCGTTGCCAAGCTCCATGCTGAACGAAGCCGTCACGCTGATGCCATAGCCGTTCAGTGCCTGGAAATAGCTCAGACTCCAATCCCGGGCTGCGCGGTTCATCCGCGGCACAACCTCAAGGTCTGTGAGCCAGGTTCCGTCTTGCCCGCCCGAAAGCGAGCTCCCCGTCGACGTGGCTGTGAACTGAGTGCTGTTCGTGCTCACGCTAAACGCGATGCTGTTGCCCGCGGATCCCAGCAGACGGGATGTGATTGTCAGGTCGGTTCCCTCGGCTTCGGCCCAGACCTCGGTCGAACTCGCGTTGATCAACAGTTCGAAACACGTGGCGATACTGGCGGCTGTATCGCCGATCAGGTTCCAGTGTTGCAGAGTCGTTCCGTCCAACTCGATCTCCGTCAGCCCGCCGGAGCCAAACTCTGGCTGGCCGGCGAAACTGATCGTCGATGCCGCATATTGATTGCCTTGGCACACCAGCTCATAGAACCAAAGCGCTCCTGCATAATGATTCAGCCGGCCGTGCAATCCTAGAGTGTCCACTAACCACGCCGTGCGTTCGGGTGCAAGCGCGAGTGAATGGTTGGTATCCCAATCCGTCGCCGCCGCTGTGGTGGGCATCGCGGGGAAGACCGGAACATCGCTGCTCGGGACCGCGAGTTCTAGGAAGTCGAAGTACATTAGCGTTCCCGCCGCTCCCGAGGCGGTAATCGACACACTGTGTTCGACGGAAGCGGCCTGCTGGCCAATCGGCACTCGCATCAACACGTCCTCTCCGTCCAGCGCCAGGTTGATCGTCACCGGTGTACCGCCATCCACCTGCACCGTGACCTGCCCGCCATTCGTTAGTGCCCTTGTTCCGAGATACAGAGTGTGAGTAAACTGTGACACATAGGTGCACTCGACCGCCGAACCAGGCGCTGTCGTTGACTGAATCGATCCTCCCGAGTAGTTTCCGATCTCAGATACCCATGTGCCCGAGTAGGTGAGTGTACTGGAGTTATCTTCGATGCGCCGGCTGCCTGGTCCGGCCAACTGGTACGCGAGCCCGGCTCCGCTCACGGCCCAATTCGACACAACTACTGAAAACTCGCTTCGCGCGAAACTCGCGGATTGCATTTCCGGGGCCCAGGTCCATCGCAGCTTTCGAACGTTGGTCAGCGCCACTCCCGGAATCGCCACGCCGTTCACATCCGTCAGGCCGGCGAAGTTAAGATTCACCTGCCAGGCCGCAGGCGACACGCCTCCCTGAAACAACGCCGCAGCCGGCTCCCAGTACCCTGCCCCGCTGCCGGACACCGTCCCATACACTCCCACTCGGTTTCCGTTGGATCCCACCGCTCCGAGGTACGTCAGAGTGATGGTTGCTCCTGCGGCGGTCGCGGTCGCTAATCCGGTTTGCTGATTCGCAGTTATGATTCCGGCCAGTGCTGCGGCTGCGCTGCTCAGCGTGTCGCCAGACTCAAACTGATAATTAAAGTGCTGGTCCAGCCAGGCAAGTTCGATATAATCTCCGGTTACCGGAGCGCCTTGCAGTTCGAACTGGGCCGCGGCGGGAACGGCGCTGTCGAGCGGCGTCGCGTATTGCAGCAACGGAACCTCGTAGAGCTGCTCCACTCCCCCCGCATCAGCCCAGATCCTGAGGTTAGGCCAGGGCACCGTGGGGTACCAGGTGGAATCAAAACCGATGCAGTTCGTGCGCGCCTCCTGGTAAGAAAGCTTTAACCCACTTAGGTCCCCGTCTGGCAGGTTGCGCAAGGAAGGATATTCGAACACATTGTCGCGGTTCCATTCGACGACCGCCCAGTCGGACTGGCTCCGCCAGCAGCCCGATACCGTGAATCCAGTTTCGCTCGCGCCGCTCAACGCCGCGATCGCAGACGGTTCAAAATAGTAACATTGCAGATCCCGGTCAGGCCTTAGTTTGGACAGCGTGTCGCTCATCAGAGTCGGAGGATTACCGTGAGGTCCGCGCCGGGATATGTCTGCCCGACGGACTGTACCGCCAGCGTGATCTGGTCGCCCTCCGCTAAAGGCGGCAGACTTTGCCCGGTTACATCATTGGATACAATCTCGCCTGCCGCAAACAACAACTGGCAGTAAGCCGCCCCGTTGACGTTGAGTTGAAGTTCTACCGTCGCATCCGCTGCCGTCCCCAATACCGCGTAAATGTCTCCAACCGAGTGCGCCGCTTCTACCACCAGAGCCGGCGCCGCGGAGGGGTCCACCGCCAGAAAACCATCCACCTGAATCGAGTATTGCCCGCCGGAAAGAGTCCGAAGGCCGTTGTTGACTGTTTGCGTCAGACAAGCACTTGCGGTCGGGCTGTTTCCCTTCTGATTTGTCACAAAGAGCTGAGCGCTGGCCACCCGCACGTCCGGCAGCGGCACGGGAAAGCTCCATGTACCGCTATAGGGACTCCCAAAGAACCCTTGTGGGAATCCCGCGATCGTCGTCAGACTTGCTAGGTGAAAGACGGCTGCCTGCTCTGCATGAGCAGTCGCCGGGCTGCTGTGTGCGCCCCTTTGAACCGTGTATTGCATTCCACCCCCGCTGATTCCCGTGACCTCGAGCACCTCGTTGTCGATCTGCAGAATGCTGCCCGCCTCCGCCGGCCCCGGCGCGTTCAGCGTCAAGGTGGTGTCAGACGCGCCCATGGCGTCGGCGAGCGCGAAGCTGGTCGCCCCTTGCAGCTCGTCCCAGTAATAAACCGACAGGGTCGCGGCAGAGATCGTCTCTGTGTCCGTCAGGCTGTTGAACGAAACTCCGCTCAAATTCAGCGTGCCGCCGCTCTTGCCCGCGCCCAAACCAAAAAACGGCGCCGGCGGTACGGTGCTGTCGCTGAACCCGCTCCCCCCAATCTGCCACCGCGTCACCGTCGATAACAGCGCCGGACACTCCACGTTGCCCGCGTTCGCCGATCGCCCCGTCACCTGGACCGTCTCCCCGCCTTGATTGGGAACTGCGAAGCTCACCGGACTGCTTTTCGTCGACGCTCCGAAGTGCCAGCCTGATTCCGCCACCACGAAGTAGCTCGTCGCATCCGGCGCCACAGCCCACGCGCCCGTCAGAGTCAACGTCGTCGCGTCGTTAGTCGAAATCGACCCCTCCTGGCCGGCGCCCGTTCCCCGCGTAACCCGTGCCGTCATCCCCTGGTAACAGTTCGGGCTCATATTGAGGGTCCCATTGCCCACTGTTGTCGATGAGAAGATGCTCGCCGCCGTTTCAGGTTGAAGCTCCATCCGCCAATAGAAATTGGCGTGGTCGAAATTCGCGTCTGGCGGAGCAATCAATTGGGGCTGCGCACCCAAGTCGGTAAAGCTCGCCGCCATCGCCTGGCTCGAAGCAATCCGCAACAGGTTGACGGGTGTCGTCCCCCGATAGACGTTGAACGTGCTCGTGCCGGGAGCAAAACTCAGCCCCGTTAGTGTTACTGAGGATGCGTCACTCGCGATAACTGCCGTCACGATAAACGAAAGGCCGCCCTCGTCGAACGATGCGTCCACGCCGGAAACCGCGTAGTACAACACCTCATTGGCCGCAAGCGTGCCGCCCGTTCCAACCGTCGCCGCTAGGCTGACCAGCGGCACTCCGGGCCCCCCGGCGGTAGCGGCTGCAGGCGCGACAAAGTTCACCGCCAAGCTCGCCTGAACCGTCCCGTCGCTGCACGTCGTGTCCGTTTCGACAATGCCGAAGTCCACCATCCCGTTGGTGTCCACAACACTTCCGAGCAACGGCCGCGGTACTCCGAGATTAGCTGCCGCCTGCTGATTTCCACCCACCGTCGCGCCGTTTTGCCCATTCGTGTCCAGATACCAGGCGTCATCGTGGATTTGCGCCGTGATTACTGCCGTGCGGTAATTGGTCGCCGGAGATATTTTAAGAACCCGGAATGGTTGGCGATTGAAGCCTCCCTTTTGATATGTGATCGCGATCAGATCCCCAGGCCGTATGCCGAATGCCTGCACGCTCGCTTCAAACTGGATGTACACATTGCCCTGTAACATCTTGTCCAGGTTGAATGTGAGAATGCGGGCCGCCTGGTCGTAATTAGGCAGCCCAATCGCCATCAGTGTGGATGTCACCTGCTGTCCGGTTAGCTCCACGTCGTCCGGTACAACTACTGTGTAGCTGTCCTGCTGGTAGCCATTCAAACTGTCTTGATAATCTATACTCAATGAGTTCGGCGTGTCGGCGATGCTCCGGGCTGAAACTACCACGCTCGCTTCTCCGGTCGCCTTTCGCAAAAGTCCGGAAACACCCGTGGTTCCGTCACCGAATTCGTAAGCGGGCCATCCGCCGTTCAGCGTTTCCGTGCTGTTGGACCACTCACTTTCCGTCGGCTGCTGCAACGCTAAAGAGTTCTCGACATTGATCTGCAGCACTCCGCCCGGACCGTACGTCAGGTAGAGACGGGATGCGTTGCGAATTCCCCGTATCACGTCGCCTGCGCTGCGCCGGTTCTGAAGCACCACGTTGCACGCGAATCGAGGAATGGTAATCGGGTTGCCGTTTAGGTCCGTCGAATCGATCAACTCGTCGCAGTAGGCCGCTGCAGGCGCCAGCGTCGAGTAATCGATCTCTGATGCCTGCCACCCGCTGCGCCGCAATATGTCATGCACAATCCAAACGGGGTTGCTGGTAAATTCAGTGCCAAGCTGGTTTCCTGAAGCGGCGTAGGTTGGAATAATCAATCCTTGCGCCAGCACCTGCACCGAAGGCAGCGAATTGCCGTCGCTGATTTGGTTCGGCACCACGACGGATAAATACGCCATTCCGCCGTAAGGATCTCCCGCGGGTTTGCCATCCGAGTTCAGAAAATTAGGATCGAATGCGCCGTCTCGCGTCCCCAGCGTTGGAATCGTGTACCATCCGGTCCCGGTCATGTTCTGACCATTTACGCCAAGCGGTATCTGATAACCATTCACCAGCACCGTCGTGACACCCTGCATCAGCCCGACTCCCAGCAGCGCCTCCATACGCGTCAGGTTTCCGTCATTGCGGGCAAATACCACTGGCGGGTAGTACCAGGCCGTTCCGTAAACCATGGGAACGTAATCGTTGTAACGCGCCTGGTTGATCGCTACCGCGGAACTCGTCCAGCTCTTGCCGTACCCCCGCACCGTGATTACCGGTGGAATATATTCAATTCCACCGAAACGGGTGAACATCCCTCGGGTTTGGCAGTCTGTCGAGGTGTACCCGCACGATGTAAATGGCGCACCGTTATTCAGGTTCCCGCACCCTCCCGGTAGGCCGGCAGAGTAACCGCAAGCATAGTACAGGGAGTAACTTCCCTCCGCGCCCCCGTCGAGTCCTTCCTGTTGTTGCGCGGGCGTGGAAGGAAATGTCCAGGGACACCATCGCTGAATCCGGATTTCAGGCAAAAACACTCGCTGCATGCTCATCCGATTGGTCGCTGTCACCCGGAACGTCGTTTCCTTGATTTGGTCCGGCGGGTTACATACTCCCTGAAACACAACTACGGCTTCGGTCAAAGGTGTGTTATCAGGTAGGTCGTAGAATATGAAGCTGACGGTGATCGTCGCTCCCCGGAAACCCGTGCTCTGTTCGATCTCCGAAAAGTAGCCGTCCGCGTTGGCCAGCAGCAGCGTAATCGTCGGGCTTCCGTCGACGCCCTGGTCTGACGCGGTCTGTATATCGAACGCGCTGTGCTGCAGAACTCGCGCGGCGTAAGCTGTGCTTCCGATCGTGATGCCATGAGTGCACCAGTGTTCGACGTCTCCGTTCGGCAGGACGCAGTCGAAGATCACCAGCGGCGCATCGGTGATCGCGCACTGCTTCAGCTCAGAGACTGTTTGCATAGTAGATGTTCACCGTCGCGGAATGATGGTTGACGTCGGTGGACGTGATCGTGAACGCGTCGTCGCGGAAGCGCGCATTCGCATACACGCCGCCCGTCGTGCTGGTCTTGTACGCCGACGGTGCGGGCTGAGGTTCCACCTGCGGGCCGAACACGTTCACCACCGCGCCCGCCGGCAGCTGGATTCCGAACGTCACCGAGCTCGCACCCGCGTCCCCTGTCCCGGTAACCTGAATGCGATTCCATCCGGCGTCGATCGCGGCCTCCACTGAGCTGCTTCCCAGCTGCAACTCTATCGCCGAGGATTGGCTGCTGAACGCATACAAGCTGAAACAGTAAGTATAGGAAGTGGGGACATTCAGAGTCTGTGTTAACGCTTGCGCCCCTTCACCCGGGTTGGCCAGTTGCCAGGCGTTGCCGCCGCCCAGCGGATCAGCCACGCCCCCCGATACAGTCAGGAACGGCGCCGCTTCCCAAACCGCGTTCGCCAGGTCCTCGCTCCAGGCCAAAAGGTTCGCGGCCGGATCGAGAAATGTGAACGTATTCAACGACCCTTCCATCGCTTCGAAAAACTGCGCGAGTGCGTTCAGCTCCGCGTCGCTGAGATTGGAGTATTGCAGCTGCCATCCAGTGGCTTCGCCGGCCGGGTCCGCCAGCTTGATCGAGCTGCCGTCCGCAAGCGCATTCACCACAGTCCTCGGTCTCCGCCGCTTCACAATGGGAAACTGGCTCGTCACCCCGGTTACTAGCTGCGGATAGACAGACATGGTTTAGCTTCGGTTCTCCCTTACCATCACGGATGTTTGCCCGCGCATTTCTTCCACATTTGTCAGGTCCATTGCGTCCCTCGAAAAGCTGCAGTTGGGGTAAGTCTGGTTATCCCACGGGTCAGTGAATGAAAAGCTACCGTAGCTCCCTTGATTCGCTTGCAAAAACTGCTCGAGAGTCGCCAGTTCTGTCTCGTCCAGGTCGCTTAGGCGAATCACCCACCGGTGCAGCGGTCCGGCGCTGTCCCGGTATCGCTGTTCGGTGCCGTCTACAAACCGCAATACCTGAATTTGAAAAGTAATTACTTTCGACGCCGGATACTGCGCGACAGCGCTCGTCTTCAGAGTTGGGAAAGAGGCCATGTTACAGATCGCTAATTACATCGTTGATCGAGCTCATGTTTAACATCGCGCTGCGGACCGCCTGCGCAATGTCGCTGCTGCGGTCGAGAATCGATTGCGCATCTATCGCCTGGACGCTGACCGTTACCTGCGGCGTTAACGTTCCGTTCTGCCCCCGACCGCCGGACTCGGGCGCCGGCGAGTTGCCGCCCCCGGAGGAGCTTCCGACTGCCGGCGCCGCCAACACCGTATCGGCCATACGCGGCATGCCCAACTGGTCGTAGTCGGCCCCCACCAGTCCGCCCTGCGTCTCCGCGCTCACAAAATCGATGGCAGATGGCTTCTCGTATTTTTCAAGTTGGGGCGGAGCAGCGCTGCCTCCGTCGAACAGGCCCATCAGCCCGGTCACCAGCGGGACAACCCCAAGCCCGCCTTCCAGGAACGTCGTCAGCGCCGATTCGATCGTGCTCCCCGTCCCGCCCGAGCCCGACGCCCCGCTTTCTGCGCCGCCCTCGCTGCTCGTGCCCACCGGAGTCGCAGCGTAACTTTGGTCATTCGCCGTTGCTCCCGCCGGCCCCGGTGACCCGCTTGCGGTTCCCGCGGCCTCTGCAAAGAATCTAAGAAGCTGCTCGTGCGTTGTGCTGCTCATGCTTGCTCTCCGCCGCGAGTTCTTTCTCCAGAATGGCGAACGCCTCCACCTGTCGCGCAGTCAAATGTTCCTCGCGCATCAGGCCCAGCCGCCGTCGAATGAAGAATTCCTCCACCATCGTTTGGCTTTCCGCGGTGATCAATGACTTGGGACATGTTTGCAGGCGCAGCCCCCGGCGTGCCCACACCGCCGGACCGCTTTCGTCGCCCTCCGTTTTGATCCAGCCGCATCTGCGCTTGGCTTCCAGGCCGGATTTCCGGCAAGCGTCGCACTTCCACCCGGCCTGGTTGGCGAATTGAAAATGGAAGGCGACAATCAGTTTTTTCTTTCCGGTCCGCTTAGGCCTGTCTCCGCTTTGACCGCTTCCAGCGCTTCCCGGAACAAGTCCTCGGGTCCGCTGTCGGACAGCGCTGCCGGCGTTGCCGCCTCCCCGTCCAGCTCCAGCCCGCAGACCTCTATGAGGCCCCACAGCAAGTACAGTTGATCCACCTCGGCCCGAAGCAGCGCCGCGTCCATCTTATCGCCCGGCTGCTGGCCTGCCTCCAGAAACTCCACGCGCCGCGCCAACTCCCGCACTTGCCGCATCAACTCCATGCGGCGCGCAAAAGACATTCGCGCGATGCGGAATTTCACTCCAGGTGCAACCCTTGACTCAACTTCCCTTACGCTCTCATAACTCATACTTACCCGAATGCCACCGCAATTTCGTTGTCCACCGTACCTTGTGCCCGCGACGGCTTGAATACCCATTGCAGCCGGTTCGAGCTGTCATCAAACTGTGGCACTGCCGGAATCACGTTCGGCAGGTATACGCCCATCACTTGACCTTGTGTTTGACCCAGTTGAAACATGAGACTGATCGGTGCCTGCTGTCGCGCTGCCTGGTATAACGCTGGCGTTGCGCTGTCGGTCTGGCTATAAAGTCCGATCGAAGCTTGCACCGTCCTTTGTCCCGGGGATATTGCTTGCGGCAGGCTGAAACCGAATTCCCGTGACCGCATGTCCAACCCGTTCTTCAACACAACCGCCGCCTCGGTTACCGTGAAGAATTGCGCTGGCTCCGTTCCCAACCACGCTTCACCCAGGTTGCCCGGCACAATCGAATAGTCGAACGCGCCCACCGCCGGCTCCGCCGGGTAGCTCGCCAGATTGCCCTGGCCCGCCGTGAAACTGGCGCTGTCCAGCACGTCCTGCGCCACGCCGCTGAAATCAAACTGGTGAAAGTCGCCGTTGATTCGAATCTCCATCTGATCCACCGCTGCGCCGCTGAGGATTCTCTGCACCGCGCTCGCCGGATCCCAGTAGTCGAACAGGCTCGCGCTCGGCAGGTCCGCGGCGGGTTGGTAGGTCACTGCCGCCCCGATCGCCGTCCCACTGGCGGGAGCGGCCGTGAACGGCGCGTTGACTTGCACCGTGTTGGCGTTCACAATCGCCGTCACAAACCGGATCTCGCCCCCGCATGAGACTGCCTGGCTTGCGTTCAGTCCGTGCGGCGCCGCAAAAGTCAGCGTCGTGCCGGAGTACGATGCCACTACCCCGCCATTGAAAAGCAGTGGCACTGCCCCCAACGCCGCCTGAAACAAAGGCCCGTATGCCGGGCCGCCGGCTGCCGCCTGCCAACTCGTCATGTACGTCTGCAGCTCGAAGGAAGTCGTGCGGCGGCCGCCCGTCGGCAGGCCGGCAAACGTCCGGCTTCCCGTCTTGTCTTTCCGGTTCGTCACCTCGAGTTTCTGCTGCACCGTCAGCTTGAGCGCTGGTATCCGGTTGCCTGCTGCGACCGTTGCCACGCTGCCAAACCCGCTTTCCAGCGCCGCATAGAAACGGTTGGCATTGGAAGAAATGTAAGAGGCCATCTTAGTTGATACTTACTCCAATCTCGAATGTTACTTTGGCCGTCTGCACGAAGTTGATTCCTCCGCTCTTGATGGCTCCGAAGGTAACTTGGTAGCCGCCCGCGTAGTACATACCTCCACCCCAGTCTCCCCGGTTGGCATCCAGCGTCTGTGTCACCGCACTGGTGTACAGCTCGACCGTATTTTGAAGTCCATCCAGCCGGTCCTGCGAGTGCCGCACTTCAATCGCCATCTGTGAGATTCCTGAAAACGTCCGGAACTTCTCCACCAGTTGGTTTGCAAGTTTTTCGCAGTACACGTTCATCGCCGGGTATTGCACGGCTGTCGCTCGCTCCACGAGCTCGAGCGCCACGTTCAGGGAGAGTATTTGCGCCGGCTTCAGGGGGGCAATCGCTGTTGCGCCGCTCAGCGCCAACGCCTCCAGGTTTGGATTAACGCCGCTTGACCCGCTCAGCAACTCCACCGTCTTAGCCGTTGCCGTGTTTCCAATCGTCGTTGCCATCAGCCCCTCAGTACCGTCCGCGTCAGCGCTTGCACGTAGTTTGGCGCTTGCCCGCACCCCGGCGTGCGCCCTGCCACTCCAATCCACACCGGCTGCACCCAGATGGCTCCAACTGCCAGCGGTGAGCTGTTCTGTAGCGTCATACTGTCCGGGTCCGTGCCAACATACGCGTTCCAGCCGCTGGCGTTCGCCGGTGCCGTTCCCATTTGTGCTGAAAATGAGCTTGACGACGTCGTGATCGCTCCCGCAACGGCGCTCGCTCCTTCCTCGCCGGCGCGATTCACCCAGGCCGCGGTCACATAGTAAACATTGTCCAGCAAGCTCCCCGACGCTACCTCCAGTGCCGGCGTTGCCGCCCGCGGCAGCGGGCTCGACGCCATCCCGGCCCCGGCCTCGATGAACCGCTCTCGATACGAAACCGCCATCTGCTCGAACTGGTCGCGCTTGCCCATGTACCGGTCGTTCAGTTGGCTGTTGTAAGCGTCGCTGTACACCAGCTCCAGTGTTCGGTAAGCATGCCACAGCCTGAGCGCCGCGGTCACCACCACCCGGTCCAGCATCGCCTTTTCCGCCGTCCACATCAGCCGCTCCCCAGGCTTCGCCCGCTTCAGCCAGGCATCCAGGTCCAGAGCGATTTCTTCGTGCGCCAGCTCCAGCTTGTGGGTCACGTCGATCCCTTCCGTGCTGGCCACATTGAGCAGCTGCGAGTCGATTCCCGTCAGCGATTTGATGCTGGAAGGCGGTCCGTCTGTGAAAAGTGCCATACCGTCAGGCCTGGTTCTTGGCGCGCTTGCTCGCGTCCTGGATTTTGTTCCATTCCGTCACTGGCAGAAACGTCATCTGCACCTTGGCTGCCGCCAGGGCTTCGTCGGCAGCCTGCTTCGCCTTCGCTCGCGCTTCGCGAAACGCCGCCGCGTCCGCTTCCTTCGCTAACCGTGCCGCCCCTTCCACAATCAGCTTTGCCGCCAGTGCCGGCGTTACCTCGGTCAGCCTGCCGGCGCTTCCTCCGTCCGGCGTTTCGCAGCTCTCCACCACCGGAAATGGGTCGGCGATCTTCGCTTGCGTGTCCCGTATCTTCTGGTAGTACAGTCTCAGATCCATCCCGCTCTCCTCGCATCGTTCCGGGCCGGCAGCTTTTGCCTCGGCTGCCGGCCCGCTCTACGGCTCCGCCCTGCTAGGTGTTCACCTGCACGCCGCATTCGTTGCGCAGCACCCCGCATCCGTAAAGCACGTCCACCGTGAACTGCTGAGCCAGCGTGTTCGGCTGGTAGCTCATCACCACCCGCATGCCGAAGTTGCCCAGTTCTGCATACTCGGCAATCGCGCCCGTCCCCGGAAGAGGTTGCGGCAGCCGGCGAACCACCAGCCCGATTCCGTCCCTCGTGAACGCCAGGTTGTGCGTGTTTACCGGGCTGCTCCCCGTCTTCGGCACGAATTGCGATCGGAACACGTAGAAGTCTTTGTACTTTCCGATCGTTCCGTCGATCAGCGCCAGCAAGCCGGCTGCCCCCGCCGTCTGGAACTCTTCGAACAACGGGATCTGCCGCCAGGCCGAGTAAGCCGCAGAGTCCACCACGATGAACTTCTGCTCGCTCGGCGGTACCTTGGCCAGGAACAGCGCTGTTTCCGCCGCATCTACCGTGGCCTCCGTCAGCGCCGTCCCCGCTGTCCCTACCGGCGTGTTCGTCGTGAAACCGGCGTACAGGTTCAGCAGGCTGGTTTCGATGCTTTGCGCGATCGCCGCCACCGCCGGCTGCATGTAGATCTTCAGCAGGTCCGGCACTGCCAGCACCTTCGTCACATCCGGAATCTGGAAGGTCGCTTCCGCGTGCGTGTTCAACACGATCTGCGCGTTGCCCAGGCTCGGATTCTGCGGCGTCACTGTGCCGCCGTCTGCGATGTTGTTGGCTACCATCGTCGGCGGTATCGGCACGTTTACCGTATCGCCCGCGTTGGCCAGCACCGGCTCGTAATCGCGATTGACCAGGTTGCCCATCACCAGGTTCCCAACCAGCACCGGCAAAGCGTCCGCCGCCACCAGCTTCACAATCGCGCTTGCGACGTTATTGCTTGTAATTGCTCCCATTCTTTCTCCTTCGTTTGTACTTGCCGGCCTCCCGGCCGGGTTATCACTACAGACCCTTCAGGGTCTGCGACGCCACGCGCACGATTTCTTCTCGTACCCGCCGCATGTCTTCCGCGCTCATGCCCGGCCGGATTCTCTCGAGCGTCACCGCCTCGCCTCCGCCCACCGGGCTCTTCAGCATCCCCGCCATTCCGCTTCCGCCAGGAATGCGCGCCGGCAGAAACTCCGGATTCTCTTTTACAAATGCCGCCAGGTACTCGCGCACCGGAAGCTCGCCGCTCTCCCCCCGCGCCACCAGCCTCCCGTCCTCGCTGCGTACGATCTCGTCCTGCACCGCCTTGAATGCCAGATCGACCTTCGCCACCCCCAGGCGCTGCAGCTCCGCCCGCACCGCCGATGCCCGCTCCGCTTCCTCCGCCACCAGCCGGCTCCGCTTGTTCTCCTCCACCAGCTCGTTCACCCGGCGCTCCAGTTGCTCCCGCCGCCGTCGCTCTTCCTGCAGCTCCGCCTTGTGGGCCGGCTCAGCCTTGGCCTGCTCGTTGTTCACGAATTCCTGGATCGCCTGTTTCACCACGGCTTGAACGTCGATTCCTTCCATACACACCTCTCCCCCACTCGGTCGCTGCTGCTCTTGTCTCGCGCCCGGGCCGGACAAACGATCGCTTGCGTCGCCTGTCTCCCGCCGCCGCACGCTCTCAGAAGGGCGCTCTACCCCGCCGCCCCTTCGATCTCTTCCGCTACCTTGCTCTTCACTTCCTGCCGCGCGTCGGCCAGGAATTGGTTCGCCAGCCGCTTGTAGATCTGCTTCGTCAGCGTCGGCGACTGGATCCCCAGGCTCAGCAGCTTCTCCGCATCATCCAGCTCGGTGCTGAAGTCGTTGATGTCGAACTCGTCCATGCCGGCAACGTCGATCGCAACCTCGTCCTGCCGCGCTGCCGCCACCGCCCACAGCACCTGTTTCATGCACTCCCGCACCGCCGTCCCGTATGCCCCCAACACCTCGGCCGTCGTCGCGAAATCCAGCTGCTTGCCCAGCGCCGATTGATTGGCCGTGCTCGATCCTCCGCCGATCGCCTGGTTGTTCAGGTAACACACCCGGTAGATTTCATCCTTGAGCTGCACCAGGTTGTCCGCCGCGATCTGGTATACCTTTCCCTCCGGCTCCGTCCACCCAAACCGGTCCTCCGGTCCCAGTTGGATGTAATACGACTCGCCTACAATCTGGTTCCACTCCCGCTCCGAGTAAACCACCGGCATCGCGAATAGCCCCATCGTCAACGCCCACGCCAGCGCATTAGACTTGTTGAAGTGTTCCAGTTGCAGCAACGCGGCTCGGTTCATCAGCCACAGCCCCGCCGTCACCCGCATCGGGAATAGCGGCACCCTTCCCAACGAAGCCAGCGCGTGCCGTCCCGCATCGATTCGCTCCACCGGCTTCCCCTCGCCCGCCTTGCGGTACACCTCGAAGTTTTCCCGGTCATAGTAAATCCAGCGCGTCTCCCGTTCCCACTTCGCGTCCGTCACCTTCGACTGCTGTAAACACGAGGTTCGAATGACCGCCCAGTCCATCCCCCCGTTCGCGTCGTAGTTCCAGTTGATCACTTCCTCCGCGCTGTAATTCACCAGGTATGCCCGCGAGGTGCCGGCCGCATCCTCCTCCGCCCGCGTCAGCGCCCGCCCCGTCGTGCGCGGAAAGTCCACAACCACATAGCTCGCCCCGCAAACCAGCGCCTCTACGAACTGTTGCCGGAAGAATTCGCTCAGGCTCGTTCCCTTCAGGTCGCAGTCATTCGCCATCAGGCTGTAAAAGCCCTTCGCCCCGGCGTCGCTGCCTTCCAGCATCAGTGCCGGCTCGCGGTGCATCAGTGTCGCCGCGTACCAATCCACAATCGAGCCGATGTAATTCTGGTAAAACACCCGGTTCAGCCGCTCCTGATACACCTCGCTCGGCTCTTTGTGCCGCCGCAC